ATGAGGTTGCGGACGCCGGGACGTACTGATTTGACATAAAAATGGTACATTGTAACGCTATTTGAAATCAGCCTAAAAAATAAAATTTCGTAGATTTGTGCAAACACCCTATAAACACTGAGATGTTACGGGGAGATAAAACAGCGTTACAATGGCAAAGTATTCAATAGAAGAGTTGATGGAGGTATTAGCCGTCAAGCGAGGCAGTATAAGGGTTTGGAAGAATCGTGGTAAGATTGTCTTCAATGAGTTTGATGAGTTTGATACGAGCGTAACGATAAATGCAGAATTTTTCAACAGAAAGCTTGAAGAGAAGCAGGGATTACGGGAGAAGCCAAAGACTCCAACAACAGGTAAGAATAGTAAGGGAGCTACAAAGAAAAAGAAAGATATTACACCGAAAGTAGAGCAGCCTACTCAGGCGAAACAGCCGGAACTTGTTCCTCAAAAATCAGAATACCAAAAGAAGAAAGAGGAATTGGAGCTCATCAAGCTTCAGAGGGATATTGATCTTAAAGATGCCGATCTTGCCAAGAAGCACGGGGACTTTATAAATGCAAAGACAGCAGTAGATGCCATAAAGCGATGGAGTATGGCAAAGGATGATTATCTTCTTCAGCAATTCGAGAAAAGGATTCAATATATATGCGATAGAGAGGCAATCCCTGCCGATAGAGCAGCAAAGTATATTAAGGAGGTACCTGCAATAATCAATGAGGCAAGCAAAGAAGCAACTGATAAAATGAAAGGAGTGTTCGGAGATGAATGATATGAATAGGATTTGGGATGCACTGTATAATCCGATAGAGAGACAGAGTGTAGTAGAGTGGGCCGAAACCAACAGGACACTTACAAAGGAGATAAGTAGTTCCCCGGGAAGGATGAGTTATAGAATTACTCCTTACTTGAAGAAAATAGCCAATTCGGTTATGGCAGACAACCCTGCACAGATCATATCGGTAATGAAAGGTTCGCAGATCGGATGGAGTATCGGTGGGATATTTAGTATCATGGGATGGATCATAGGACAATCTCCGGGAAATATATTGTTCATCACTGAGAATGATGACAAGATTAAAGAACAGATGCAAGGAGCTATATCACAAATGATTAACAGTTCAGGACTAGGGCATTTGGTGGGTTCTCATAACCTAAGAGAGTACCGAGAAGCCGGGAACAGGAGAACGGCAGGAACGGGAGATACAGTAAAGGGGTTAGATTTTAAGGATGGGAAGTTGTATACATACTCAGGGCAGAAGATAGGAAGTCTTTCTTCTATATCAATTAAGTATGGTCTGTATGATGAGGTTGAGAGATGGAAAGGCACATATAAGAAAGCAGGTAGTTTCTTGGGATTGGTAGAGCCAAGGCATAGATCGTTTGGTTCCCAAAGAAAATTGTTCTTTGGAAGTACTCCTGAAGTAAAACAGACATCTAATATTGAACCGTTGTATAATGACGGAAACCGAGAGAAGTATTCTATTCCATGTAAGCACTGTGGATCACTTGTAGACTTAAGATGGAGTACTGATATAGACGGGAACCATGCAGGTATAACTTACAAGAGAGACAATATGGGTAAGTATGTTGAGAATAGTGCCGAATATATTTGCCAGAGTTGCGGTAAGACATTTACTGAGGTTCATAAGTTCGATATGTATGAGGAGGAGTATTATGCATACAGTAACCGAGATCAGGATGCAGAAGATTACGACAACTTCAAAACCGATTATGTTTGTCAGTGGATTCCTACAGCAGAGCCAAAGAGTTATATCTATCAAAGTTTTCATATCAGTTCAATGTATGCGCCCATGGGATTCTATTCATGGAATGATATGGCAAGGAAATGGTGTGAGCTTCATCCTGTAGATGCTCCTGTTCAAATAAGAGGATTGCAGACGTTTATAAATCAGGAATTGGGAGAGACTTGGGAAGAGAAGTCGAGAGATGTGAGAAGTAGCCATCTTCGTAAGAATTGTAGATATTATGATGTTGGTGTTATCCCTGATAATTTATCCAAGGCAGATGGAAACGGGGAGATTGTTGCTGTCACATGTGCAGTCGATATTAACGGAATTATGGGAGATAACTACGAAGATGGAGAGGATGATATCAGAATAGACTACGAAGTAGTTGCATGGGCCGAAAGAGGAGAGAATGAGTTTGTGGTATCATATTCTATAGATCAAGGTTCGATAGGAAATTTTAAGCGGTCCAGAGACAGAAAGAGGGATGAGAAACAAGGAAAATTAGTAGATACTACAAAATGGACATTAAGGAACGGATATGAGAATAGTGTCTGGGATGAGTTTGAAAAGAAAGTTCTGTTGAGGGAATGGGATTTTGAATCCAAGGGTGAAAAAGGTGGTCGATCGAGTCAAAGGATTATGCTTTGCGGAATTGATACAGGGAACTTCACCACCTATGCTAATGACTTCGTGAGTAAGCATGATGTATGTGTGGGTATAAAAGGGGGATCAGATACCGGCTATACAAAGTTGAGAGCCATGGATAAGCCTTTTGTTAAGGAGGGGACTAAGCATAAGCTTTATATTGCTGAGGGAAATATAGTCAAGAATGTCATTGCTGATGAGATAGAGCTTAGTTGGAGTCAGGATGATGGAGTATTGCAGCCAATGGGATTCATGAACTTCCCTTATCCAACCAAGACGAAGTACCAATACAAAACATACTTTAAGGAGTTTGAGGGAGAGCATAAGATTATGGAAATCGGTTCAGGTGGAGAGGCAGTAGGGTTTAAGTGGGAAAAGAAGCACTCCACATCTCCTAACCACTTTTGGGACTGTAGATGTTATAATTTTGTTCTTCAACAAATATTAACTAAGATGGTATGCAAGAAGTATAAAATGGATGTTTCATGGAAAAATTATTCGACACTAATGGTGTCTATGAAAAATATGCTTAACAAGCAAAAATAAATCATTGTATATTTGTATAAATAAATAAAATGTGATATGAGTATAGAAGTTTATGATGACATATGGGAGTGCTTGGATAGCAAGGCAACCGTAAAAGAGCAGATAGCAGTACTACAGGAAGCTATACAGGCATTGCGTATAGCGATGAGGAATTTTGCTAGTAAGTCTAACGTTGAGGAGTATCAGTTAAATGATGGTCAAACTATAATACGGACTAAATACAGGAGTCTAAAAGAAATGGCTGATGCAATGTTTGTACTAAAGAGAGATTTGCAGGATCTACTACAGTCTCCAAATGCAATTGGTAGAATATTTAAGCTGAGAGATAGAGATACATTCGGGAAAGGAGGTAATTATGGCTTTTAAATTGAAGTTTTGGGAAAAGGCACCCAAGGTTGAAACTCATGATGAGAAAATGGCAAGAGCACTGATGGGTAACAATGATAATGAAAACGAAATTACTCCCGGTATCGGCAAGATGGCCACATTTAATGGCTATGAGTATCCTGTTGTTAATCGTATTTACGATGGAGAGAAAGAGCAAGGAGAGTTAGGTGCTCCTGTAAGTTGCAATATGTCGTACAGGACATTACAGGCTAGAGGTTGGCAGATATATACAGAGTCAGACATCGCAAAGACGTTGGTAAGAACTCTGGTTGATGGAGTATTAGGATCTGGACTAAAATGTCAATCTCAGCCTATTAAGGAGATGATACCTGAGATCGGAGAAAAGCAGTTGGTTGACTTGAAAAAGCAAATGGAATTAAGGTATAGGTTATACGCTGAGGACAATAACTCTACTTATTCAAAAATGAATAACTTTCATGAGTTAACCAGAGAGCAGTATGAGGCCATGATTGTTGGTGGTGACTGTCTTCAGGTGTTTAGATATGACAATGGGCCAAACAAGGAGGTTATAGATGGAAGATTAATTCAATCTCCTGATATTTCCATGGAGGAGAAAGCGAGGAAAAGAGGTAACGTAATAATTAATGGCGTTGAGATAAATAAAAAAACCAGAGAGCATGTTGCTTATTATGTTCTTCAGTCAGATCTTACATATAATAGAATACCAAGAAAATCACCATTAGGAAGGATTCAAGCATGTATGGTATATGGAGATAAGTACAGGTCGGATTCAGTAAGAGGTATGCCATTGATGATTAGATCAATTGAAAAGATCAAAAAAATGGATAGATACATTGAGGCAATGGTTGGAGGAGCCGAGGAAAGAGCAAAAATACCTTTCTTCTTCGAACATAATCACTTCTCTACAGGTGAGAATCCAATGATGAAAGCTATATTAGATGCTGCCAAAATGGGAGAGGGAGCGCAAAACCTTCCATTGTACGATGGTGCAGCATTAATAGAGGCAGGAAAGAAAATTGCAGAAGTATCGGGTAAAACACCTGCAAACCTTCCTGTAGGTGCTACAATGAAAGCTATTGACAGTACTGTAGAATTGAGACTTAGGGATTTTTGTGACGGTACATTTCTTTACATATGTGCATCGTTAGGTATTCCAATTGAAATAGCATTAAGTAAGTTTGAGCAGTCATTCTCGGCTTCCAGAATGGCATCTGAGATATGGAAAATGCAGGTTAAATTATACAGAAAGCAGATCGAAAGAAATATATATCAACCATTCTATAACTACTTTATAGATACAGAGGTTAAGATTGGAAGATTATCTATACCGGGTTATGAGGCAGCGGTAAGCAGTGAGGATATAATAAAGTTACAAGCATATAGAAGCGCAAGATTCACAGGTCATGGTGTTCCTAATGCTGATCCTGTAAAAGAAGTTAAGGCTGTCGTATTGATGTTGCAAAATAATCTCGTATCACATGAGCAAGCAGCAGAACTATTAGCCGATACAGAATGGGATGCAGTAATTGATAAACTTGGTGCCGAATATGAGGTAATCAAGAGTGTAATCCCGATTGAATATCAGCGACCTCCAAATGCGGAGACTGATAGTGCAGAGTTGCCTGATGAGGGTGAAAGTGCAGAGTAGTAAATAATGGTTTATAACGAAGAAGGGAGGCTTAACGGCCTCCCTTTTTTATTTTCTTTAGTTCCTGTTCCAGAACTTCCAGATCTGTTGTTGAGCAGTTGGATAGGAAAGTTTCTATATCTGTGGTTAAGTATTTCTTGTTTTCAGCTCTTACAGCTCTTGTTATGTATTTGCTTACGTTTGTATCGCCTGATAGCTTCATTGCCCGTCTCATTTCATGGTGAATTTCTAGTGGCATTGTGTATCCGGATCTATATATTCCGTTGCTCATAATGTCTGATGTTTGTGCATTACAAATATAGTGAAATGGACAAAATTCACCTAACGGGTTATTAAATTGCAATGAGTGAGACACTTACATTTGTTTTGTACGTAAATTTGTATCAAACAAATCAAGTATGCCAGATATATACCTATACGAAACGATCAGTGAGTTTTCTGCTGAGAAAATAAATAGAAGCTTAACGAATAACGAAGGTAACGATGTTACAATCAGAATGACAACCAGAGGAGGTTATACCCCTGCAGGTGCAGCAATGATTATGGGTATTGATAAATTCCCCGGGAAAGTAAAGATGAGTGTAGATGGAGATGTAAGCTCTATGGGTGCTATAATGCTTTTATATGCAGACGAGGTGGAGATGTCAGAAATGGCAGAGGTTATGTTTCATAAGGCTGCATATCCAGACTGGTATATGCCAAGCGATGATGAGAAAGCAAACCTAAAAAGAGAGAATGACAGATTCAAAAAGAAAATGGAGAAAAGACTTGGGGAAGCAGGTCAGGCAACCATAGATAAGATATTTGAAGAAGGTAAGCGAAATGACGTTTATTTGACCGCTAGACAGGCTAAAAAGATTGGTTTAGTAAATAAGGTCATAACACTTGATCCGAGTCAAAAGGCAGCCGTTAAAATGGCTATGGAAAATATGCCTAAAGAAGGAGTAGATAATAAAAAATCAAATACTAATATTAATAAAAACGCAAATAATATGTTGGAAATTACCCAAGATCAGTTAGATGCAAAACTAGCTAAAGCGGAAAAGGCAGGGTATGATAAGGGCCTTGAAGCAGGGAGAAAAAAAGAAGCTGACAGACGTTCAGCTTGGGAACAATTTGCTGATGTTGATCCTGATGCAGTAAAGACAGGATTAGAATCAGGCGAAGAGATGTCTCGTTCTGAGGAGATCAGAATGATGAGATTGGCAAATCAGAAAGATGCCAAAAAAGAACTAGAGAATGACAATGCTGACGGTGTAGAAACCGAAGGACAAGATTCTCCTGTAGATGAGAAGACTGCAGAACAAAAGCGCAAAGAAGCTGTTCGAGCAGAGGTAGAAAAAGCGTGTGGAATAACAAGTAAAACTAAGGAATAATGGCAGATGCATCTATAAGAAACGCAACAGCGAATCAGTTGACAGTTGACTATCAGAGGAATAGACTTTCCTTAATGTATACTGATACCGTAAGAAGGGATTATGCTAACATCTCAGGATCAGAAGAGAGTGCAGTAATAGGTACACTTATGGGCGTAGTTGCTGCAACAGGTAAATATGTTCCTATGCAATCAAACGCTTCGAATGGTTCACAGGTTCCTGTAGCTATATTGTTTCAAAATATTGAGGCAGCAGAAGCAGCAGCAGAGATTGATAACATTTTACTTCTTAATAGTGGTGATGTTAATAGTAATCTGTTAGTATTTGCTAAGGAGGGAGATACGCTTGATACTCTAGTAGCATCAGCCGGTGGAGATACTAAATCTGTAAGAGATTGGTTGATTCAGAATTGCAAATCATTAAAGCTTGTTGCCGTTGAGGATTCAAGCGAGTTCGATAACTAAAAAAAAGAAATTGAAATGAGTTTAACTATAAGAGAAGCGATGAGTGAGTTCTCATATGCCGTAATGCAAAAAGTAGAAGTTCTTCCGGAATTAGATACTGGATTCAAAAACTTCTTCAAAGAAAACGAAAATGTTACCAGAGGGGTAAAAGTGTTTGTTGAAAGACAGGGTCGTCCGATAGCGAAAGATATTGCTCTCGAAGAGAAAGGTATCACCACAAGAAGAGATAAGTCAACAGAGAAATTCTATATACCTCCTTACTTTGATTATAAATTCAACTATTCTGCACTTGAAGAGTTTGAGCCTTTTATGGGAGAGGATAACTCAACAGCTGATATGGGAATCTTACGTGAGTTAGTTGAAAATACAGCTAAAGGAGTTCAGGAGAATGCTGATAGAATGGAGAGACGTAGAGAGCTTCAAAGAGCACAATCTTTACTTACAGGTATAGTTACCATGGATAATGGTGATAATATCAACTTCCAACGAAAATCTGCATCTCTTGTAGCATACGATGCAGCTCATGGATGGGATGTAGATACTGTATCTCCTGACATCATACTTAAGCAAGGTGCAGAGTTTCTTATAAAAGAAGGTAAAGTAAGTACAAAAAGACCTTACAATATCATAGCAGGTTCAGCAGCAATTTCAGCGTTGAAAGATAATCCTATTTTTCAAAAATATACTGACAATAGAAGATATTCGGAAGGTCAGTTTGAAACGGCAGCACCAACAGAAGGACTTGTAAGTCATGGACGTATTAATGCCGGTGATTTTAGATTTAATCTTTGGGGATACCCTGCATATTACGATGATCCTGATACAGGTTTAGATACTTCTTATATGGATACTAACAAGATTATCATACTTCCTGATGCACAGGTGTTCTCAATGCAGTTCTGTGGTGTTAAAGGATGGGATAGAGATCCGTATCAAGCAGGAGCAGTTCCAAAGATCAAAAAGACTAAAATGTACTCTTATGAGATTAAGTCTATTGAGTCTTGTGCATTAGAATTAGGTTTGAGATCATCATTTACTCCGATTTTGGATAAAGTAGATGCAGTATTCACAGCTCAGGTAGTAGCAGATCAACAAGGACAGGGATAATGAAAAAAATAGCATTAATATTGTTGTTAGGTGTAATAAGCCTAACAACATTTTCACAAAGTAGGCCACAGGCTGATCAGAGTTTAAAGTATGGCGATACTTGGTCGTTGTACTTAGGTAAAAATGCAGACACTATCGGTGTTGGTGACAGTACATGGACAAGAGTAGTTAATAAATTGACTACTGATAAAGTTGGCGTTGAATGGAGGATTTATCTTGACAGTCTTTCAGGTACAGCAGACACAGTAGACTTGTTCTTTTACTATTCTACACATGGATTGACGTACACTTTAGAAGATACCGTTACATGGTACGGCACTCAGGATACGTTGATTATATTCGATGATGATACTACCAGAGTTGGAGATTACAATAAAGTATTTATACGAGAAAGAGGTGATAACTTCAAATTCAGAATAGATACTGTCGCAAACAAATTTTATTACGAATAAACATGAAGTACGGAAAGATAATAGCGTTAGCATATTCTCATCGGGATAAAAATAAAGTTCTTAAAAGCGGAGATCCTATAAAGGAGACAGATGTTTATAACATCGAAGATGCAATTAAGCAAGGTTTTGTACAAGAAATCAGTGAGGACGAGTACAAGGAGATTTATCTCGAAAAGAATGGTCAGAAAGTGCCTGAGCCTGTAAAAACAGAGGATGTAACTGAAGAAGAGGATGAGCCTGTAAAAACAGAGGATGAACTTAAAGCGGAAGAATTAAGAGAAACCGAAGATTATAAGGCACTTATAAAACTCAACAAGGAGCCATTGCAGGTTATGCTTAAAGACAAAGGTTTCTTAGGTGAGATACCTGATGAGTGGAAAAAGGACGAATTGGTGATTAAGATTCTGGACTTGAAGGAAGGTGAATAGATGGGGACATTGCTAGATATAGCGAGAGAAGATGCGAGAAGTTTTGTCAGTGATACTGACGGCTTCTCGACCCCTCTAACTTTCACAACACTTACAGATGAAGAGTTCACAATAAATGGCCTTGCATCAGTTCATAGTCAATCATTCGATTCAGATGGATTGCCGGTAATAGGAGATAATTCACACATATGTTTTTCGGAAAAAGATGTGAATGATGCCGGTTACACAACAAGAGATGCAAATGGTAATGTAAATATAAGAGGTTGGAGAGTTGCATTTAATCACTCCGTTGGGGCAGTAAGTGCAATACTTAGCAGACCTGAGCCGGATAGTACGTTAGGATTAATAAGAGTAATGATTACCAATTACAACGACAATGAGTAAAATAAGCACGATAATAGAATTTGCGAACCACGAGAAGGTTAGGGCTAAGATAGCTCAGATACTTGCTGTGGAGATAGCAAATCAGATCAGTCTTATTGATGCTGAATTGGCAGATAGTCCAACTCCTGAAAGAGAAGAAGTACTGAATATTTACAAAGCTGCATTACCCACAACAGTATGGGATAGCAGATTTTTACAGCCAGGACCGGATGAATTGCCTTTCCTAAATGTTGTATTCATGAAAAGTCCTCTTGATGGACTTAATACAGTGAGTACTCAGGATGGAATGGTGCAGTTTGTAGTTGAAGCATGGCAGGGAGCCGAAACCGATTCTGAAAATAGAGGAGATTATTTAGCTTCAATTTATTTGCAAAGACTGCTTGAAGTTGTAAGGTCTATACTTCAATACAGAGGCTATCTTAATCTTGATCTTGATCCTTATGTGGGTAATATAAATAAGGTAAGTGATATTGAGATAATGCAACCTGAAGATAATGCCGGTAAGAACGCTCAAAACCTTATTTACGGTAAATTATCAATTACAATTAGAATTCCTGAGTGTTCAGATAATTTACCCGGGATAGCATGGTTTGAGTCAGTAACAGGTGTTGAACTTAACGAATCAGAGTTAGGATATAGTTGGGATGTAATTCAGAGTGAGGACTTTTTATACAATTTGGCAGCAGCAGAAAAGAATATTGCACCTGATGGTTATAGAGTTCCTACCAGAGCAGATTATTTATTGCTATCATCGACATTATCTAATCCTAAAGGGGAAAAATTAAAATCGACTACAGGTTGGACTAATCCGGGTACTGATGAATTTGGTTTCAATTGGCTTAATAAAGGCTACAGACAAGAGGATGGTCAATTTGCAGAGTTAATTCAGGGCTTTTATTCTGGATTAAGATTGCAGCCTAATCCACCGGGTATTCCTGTTCCTGCAATGGCTGTTATACCAAACAATCAGGATTTGTTTTCATTGGATGATGTAGGTGCAAAATCAGGATTACCAATAAGGTTAATTAAGGAAGACTCAACAGACGAAGGTAGTTTTACCGATATTGATGGTAATGTTTACGGAACCACGAAAATAGGCGTTCAGGTATGGGCAACTAAAAATTTCAGATGTACTAAATATAATGACGGAACACCTATCCCACGATTGGATAGTGACAGTGATTGGGAAAATGACACAGATGGAGCATATTGTATTTATAATATTAATTAAAGGATAAAAAATGGCATCAATAAGCACAAATGTAGACTTGGGAAGAGTCTCAGCAGTAGTTGGCTATGGAATAGAAGCCACATTGGAAGGTATCGGATTGGGATTTCTTCCGCAAAGCATCGGAATACCGGCACAGGCCGACACGGTAAATGAATCAACGGCTCCGAGTGTATTGAGTTTTACTTCTTCGAAAGAGGTCGGAGATGAGTTCGGTTACGGATCACAAGCATATCAGATAGCAAGGATTTTAAGACCAAAATCGGGAGATGTTTTAGGAGGTATTCCAACTAAGATATTAAAAGTAGCAGCAGCCGGAGGAGGTGCAGCGAAAGTTATAACTACTACTGTATCTGGCACTGCCACAGGTAATGCTACGCATTATCTAAAGGTAAATGGAAGAACTCAATTAGATGGTGACTCATATGCATTTTCAGTAGAGACAGGAGATACAGCATCAGAAGTAGCTACAAAGATGGCATCTGCAATGAATGCTGTGCTTGGGTGTCCTATGACAGGATCAACATCAACAGCAGATTTTATCGCAACAGCGGATTCAGTAGGTGCATTTACCGATGAGTATAATGTAGAGGTTTTAACGCAAGGTAATGCAGTAGGCATGAGTTATGCAACTGTATCTACAGCATCGGGTTCAGGAGTTCCGTCAATATCTACTGCTCTCGGTAATATCGGAGATGAATGGGTTACTATGATAGTAAACGGATTTGGATCTGAAGAAACTATTTTAGATGCACTGGAAGACTTCAATGGAGATGCTAATACAAAAACAGGTAGATACGATGCAACTATTTTTAAGCCTTGTGTGGCGTTCTTTGGTGATAATAATGTAAGCTTACTCACTGAATCATCAGAGGGTGCAGGAGATGGCATTACAGAAATAACTGATACTCCAACAGGAAGAAAGTCTGAGATGACAAATGTATTTTGCCCGGCACCAAATTCTAAAGGTACAGCAGCAGAAGCAGCAGCAAATATGTGTGTTCTTTATGCTCCATTAGCACAGAGTACTCCGAACGTTGATCCTATTGGATTGAGTTATCCTGACATGCCTATTGATTCAGATACGGATATTGGGGATTTTGCAGATGTTGCGAAAAGGGATCAGATCGTTAAAATCGGTGGATCTACAGTTAAACTTGTTTCAGGGTTATACAATGTGGTGGATCTAGTTACAACTTATCATCCGGATAATGAGCCACAAACAGCGGTATTGTTTAGATGGGTTAGAGATGTTGTAGGAGTAGACTTTAACTTCAGATATGCATACAAGTTGCTAGAGGAGATCTATGTTGTAGGTAAAACAATCGTACAGCCGGGTGAAAGTTCTGCAACAGGGACAATATCTACAAACAGATGGAAAAGTATACTTGCAAGCCAATATGGCCCTTCATTAGTAGATAACGCTCTTATGGCTGATTTAAGCTACTTTATTGAGTCGCTTAATGTTCAGATAGGTGAATCGAATCCAAATAGATTTGAGACTAATTTCAAGGCAAAAAGAACGGGTACTGCAAGAGTACTTGATACAACTAATCAAACAACTTTTAACTTCGGATAATAATGGCAGCAATAGTAGCAGGAGACGTTAAGGAGATAGCAGTAGACCACCCTGGATTGGGTGGCTATGTGTTCGAGCATAAGTCAACAGAAGACTTCAATTTCAGAAAAGGAGGTTTTCAAAACAGAGATGACGATGGTGATAACACATCATCCGGAACCAAGATATTTGTTAAGGAGAGAAAATCTTGGATGTTAGAAACTACAGTAGGAGCCACAGAAGGTGCTCATGATTTTCTTCAGCAATTGCATGAGAGTTCTGTAGAGGCAATAGTTACTTTGGTATTTCAGAATGGAAAAACAAGATCGGCTACAGGATTGCCTGTAGGAGATATTGACCAAAATGCATTTGCAGGGACTATACCTTTTAAGTTTAGTGGTTCTGGAACTTTTGATGAAGTATAAACATTATAAATAAATATCAAACAATGGAAAATTTACACGGAAGAGAATACGCTGAACAGTTATTGAATGAGTGGTTTGATGAAATAGGCGTAGATGAATCAAGGAGGATAGAGATAGATGACGTTGAAGATGCCGAATTAGAGCACGAGACAAGTGATGATGTAGATGTCATCAGAGAGAAGGTGATAATGGCAATACGCCGCAAGCAATTAACTCTGAGTGACAACAAGGAGTTCCAGTATAGATTACTTGATCCTATAAAAAAGGATAGTGGAGAAATATTGGTGTCAGATATAACTATCCAAAACCGATACAAACATGCTGATTTCAGAAGAAATATGGTTGGTGTTAAACAGAATGATATGTTCGGAATGTTTGATGCTCAAATAGCAGCTAGATGTAAGATGTCGAGAATTGCCGTAGGTAATTTATATGACAGAGATTATGGGTTGCTGCAATCCATAGTGAGCCTTTTTACAAGGGCCGAGTACACTACGATGTAAAAAGTTCAATAGCTGTAGTCGGCTTAGAAACAGGATGGAGTCCTGAGAGACTAGATAATTTGTACATGGATGATTATGATATTTATGGTTTGTATTGGTGGACCAGAGAGATTGATGAATTAAACAAACGTAGTAACGATGGGTAAAAAAACAACAGCTTGGGTAGAGTTTAGGGCTTTGGAAAGGGTGACTGCTCCTATACGGAAAATGTATAGAGTTTCTAAGCGTGTTTTTCAGTCAATGCGTTTCGATGTAAAAAAGTTTAGTCGTCAATTAAGAGTAGCTAATCAACAAGTAAATAAATTAACTTCAGGACTGAGAAGAGTAACACCCGGACTTGGATTACTGAGTGCCGGCGGGTTACTTTTGGGCGGGAAAAACGCTGTGCAAACTTTTGCACAAATAGAGGCATTAGGTACATCTATAGAATTCGCATCCGGTTCAGCAAAGGAGGGTGGCAAGAACATGAAGTTTTTAAAAGATATGTCAAAAGACTTAGCTATTGACTTCATGAGTGCAGCAGAAGGATTTAAGCTATTTACAGCATCAGCAGCAGCGGAAAAAGTACCAATGGATCAAATTAGAGACACTTTTAAGGGAGTTTCTAAAATGATTCGTGTTCAGGGATTGGACGCAGAAAAAACAATCTCGATATATCGCGCTCTTGGTCAGATGTATAGCAAAACCCGGGTCATGGCACAAGAAATGAACTTACAGCTCGCAGAAGCCCTCCCGGGCGGTAAGGCATGGATGGCTATGGCAGGTAAATATAAAAATGTTGCTGAGTTATCTAAGGAGATGGAATTAGGTAATGTAATCTCAAAAGAAATATTGCCTGAGTTTGGTAAAATATTGGATCAGATTGCATCTCCAGGTGTAATGAAAGCTATGATGACTGCCAACGCTAAAATTACCAACTTAGCAAACGCTTGGTTATTTTTGAAAATGACAATAGGCGAAATGATAGTTAATACAGGTGTGTTGGAGTATATCGACAAAGTAATATCATCAGTATATAAGTGGTTAGATGCAAATAAGCAGCTTATCGGTCAGAATATGAAAAAATGGTTCGATAACTTTGTTGATTTTGCTAAGTGGATAATTGTAAATCGAAAGGAAATAATATCAATCATAAAAGGGATAACATTAGCATTTATAACATTCAAAGCCGTTATAATAGGAATGAATATTGCTGCATTTTTCACTAATCCTATAGGGTTGGCAATCGCAGCAGTTGCAGCATTAATCGGATTGTTAACTTACGCGATAGATAAGGGTAGTAATATTCAAAGTGAAATAGTTAGCGGTCAAAAGCACATGGTAGGATTTTTGGAGCAATCATTTACTGCATTATCTGTAATGTGGGATGGGATATGGGAGCTTGACATGAATAAAATTATGGGAGGTCTTCACATAATGTATTTAAGGATTAGAAGAATGTTTAAATCTTTGGAGGCTGTGTGGCACTCAATTAATCCAAGAGGACTAAATTATAAAAAGGAGTTAATGGCAAAGGCTTTGGCAGAAGAAAGAGCAATAGGAATAAAGCAAGCGCAAATAATCAAAGAGATTAATGCAGGTACTTATTCTTGGGGATCTCATAGTGCAGAAGTAGATGAAGGTGCATCTATTACTCCTGAAAGAGCTGAACTCCTTGATAGAATATCAAAAAAGATGCCAGATGCTTTGGAAAAATGGGGTGTTACAGATACATCATTAATAAATGTAAATCTTAAAAACCTAACAAATACTCCGATGGAAGCAGAAGTTGTAGATAGTGCAGATTATACAAAATTGTGGCTTACGGGACCTAATGGAGAGATAATAAGATAATGGAGAACTATTCTATATATGATAACGGTGATGGAGGACAGTTGTTCATTCAGAATAATGACATCCAGAAAAGTGGAGGATTAGGAGTTGCAGTTTATTTGAAGCTTTTTGGCGGTAATGTTGATGCATCTACTACAGGTCAAGAGGTATCCGGTGAAATAAGAAAAGATTGGTGGGGAAATAACCGATTTGATACTAGCAGAAAATGGATTAACTCAGAGACAGAAAGAGTACTTAGGGGTGCTTCTCTTACTGATCAGTCATTGATAGATATTGAAGAAGCTGTTAAGACAGATCTTGAATCGTTAAAGATTTTTGGAGAGATAAGTGTAAGTGTTGCTTATCCGGGATTAAATAGAGTAAGTATAGCGATAACCATTAAGCAAGTTGCACAGGATGCAGAGATACTTGTTGTATGGGATGCTACTAAAAATGAAATTATACAGAATATTGAAATATAATGGCTGAAAATATACCAAAAATATCAGAACTAGAAAGTCAATACTTAAACAACTATGCTTCAAGGTTGGGGGTGGATGTTTCGGACTTGGGCGATTCTTACATAGTAGAGGCTAAGACTCAGGCAGCAGTGGTATATTCTTTGTATCTTAAATTATCTAAGGTTCAGAATAATATATATCCGGACTTGGCAGAGATGGATGTATTGATGAGATACGGATATGCTATATTAGGAAGGTATCCTGAACCTGCTACACAGGGCGTATTTTCGGCTATAGCATTGGGCACAGGAACTATTCCTGCACAAACTCAATTTGTGGCGAATAATGATACATCGGCAGCAGGTAAATTGTATATAGTTGATCAAGATTGGATAATAAGTACATCGGGTATAATCGAGATAAGAGCATTAGAGGGCGGCATAGCATCAGATCTTAATCAGTCCGACAAGTTAACGTCAATACAGCCGTTAACTGGAATTGACAATGAAATAGTGGTTACATTGCCTGTTATTGTAGAGCCTGTAGATGCAGAAGATATAGAACAGTACAGGCAGGATGTATTGGCAGGAATAAGAATACTTCCTCAGGGTGGGGCACCGGGAGATTATAGATTATGGACTCTGGAGATACCGGAAGTTCGCACAGTGTATCCATTTTTGAATACGACTGAGATAGGTGATGTGTTGATTTATGTAGAGGCCACACCGGAAGCGACAAAGGCAGGTGAAGAGACAGGAGTCCCAACACAGGATACGTTGGATGATGTATATACTGCTCCTTCAGGAGGTAATCCAGAGTCAGGGGCCGTAATATATGACTCGGTAGAGCAAAGGGGAAGAAAGCCTATTACAGTTAATAATATAATACCTCAGGCTGTGACACCAATACCTGTAGATATAGATTTTACAGACTTGTCAGATGAGAATATAGCTGATTCCATAAGAACGGCACTTGATAGTTATCTGTATGAAATAAGGCCATTTGTTGCAGGGGCACAATCGTTGAGGAGTAAAAACGACATATTGACAATTGGAGGAATCACAGCACAAATATTGGAGGTATTGACAGGAACAGGCATAACATATACAAATTTGGATATGAGTGTTTCAGGAGTAGGAAGCATTGCGAGTTTTACATTCCTGTTTGGTAATTATCCATATTTGAGAAATATAAATAACAATGGAAGTCCGATATGATAAAAGTAACTGACATAATACATAAACTTGTTTCCGGCCTATATCCAACAGGTAGGGCTTGGCGGTATGGTCGTGACTTTAAGAATATAGGAGCTACAGATATTACCGGGTATGGCTACTTGTATAATTGGTATGCCATGACTGATGATAATTTTTCAACGATAGAAAACTTTAGGATTCCTAATGATGATGATTGGAATGGATTATTTACTCACTTAGATCCGAATGGAGGTGTTAAGGCCAGTGGTATATTCGAATTGTGGGATGATGATGTTAGACGTAATTCGGAATATTTCGGACAATCAGGACTTGATTTAGTTGCAGGATGCAGGAGAACATCAGCAGGAACGTTTGATGGAACATTAGGTGAGTTCGCTGCATATGGATCATCTACAGAAGGTGCTACTCCCAGTTTATGCACATATTGGTTGCTGTATGCATCGGGAACCATATATCAGGATGTTACAGGAGGTCTTAAAAAACAAGGAAGTTCTGTTAGATTGGTTGCAGACGGAGATTATACATCTCAAATACTTGAAGATTACGATGGGAACAGGTATGGATCGGTTTACATAAACGGCCAAACATGGCTTACTGAGAACTATAGGTGTACGCATTTATCTGATGGAACGTCAATACCAAATGTTACTGATGGTACAGCTTGGGGTGCTTTGACGACATTAGCGTACTGTGCATTTGATAACGAAGAGAATAATGTTACCCGCGAAAGTTTAAATAATGTGTCTTTGTCAGACAAAACGATGAGTGCTAAAACTCAGGGATATGATGATGTTAATACAAGTATTGGTAATATATTAAATCAGATTATTCCAGACAACGATGCATTTGATTTAGATGATATTGAATCTTGGGAACGAGTTTTGGATATTGATAACAGCACCCTTACTAATGACCAAAGAAAAAATATAATACTTGCAAGATTGTCATATCCAAATGGACAGTTGTATAGACAGACACAGGAATTTATACAAGAACAATTACGAGCCAACGGGTTCGATGTTTATGTGCATGAGAATAGGTTTAATACCGGGACTAATCCTTTCCCGTTTGAGCCTGTAGATATTAATTCTGCAGTATATGGAAATGTGGTGTACGGAGAAACAACATATGGCAATGTAGGTGTTAAGTATGATACATTACTATGCAATTATGTGGATAAAACAATTGACGAGGCAAATCAGCCTATAATATCAGATAAACAAAATAATATATTTTTCATCGGAGGAGAAGTTTATCCTGAGCAAGCATATATTGATCCTGCAAGAGAAAAAGAGTTTAGGCACTTGGTATTAAGTTTGAAACCTGCTCATAGTGCTGCAGCTTTGATAACAGGCAGTAGTAATGTTGATAGAGGATACTTGTATAATTGGTATGCTTCACAGTTGGTAGGATTTAGTACTATTACAGATTTTGATGTGCCAACTGATACAGAATGGGCAGCATTAGAGTCGTATATAAATAATGCATTCATAGACGGGAAAATATTAAAAGCAACGTATGGTTGGCCTACGAATCAAGGGATAGATTTACATGGATTTGCAGCATTACCAAACGGATTAAGAAGTGGAACAGGTGTCTTTACTTCGGTAAGTGATAATTGTAGGGTTATGTTATTAGACAATGCAACAAGTGCATATAAAGGAGTGTATATGTCTGATGCAGACGGGATAATAAATACAAACCCATTCCCAAATAGTATAGGATATAGTATTAGGATGATATATAAAGGTGGTGGAACCCCGGATAGTGTTGTTTATGATAAAGATGGCAATGCATATGATGTGGTCCAAATAGGTTCTCAATATTGGTTAGCACAGAACTACGCATGTACGCAATTGAGTGATGGAACTGAAATACCAAACATAACAGATGATACAGATTGGGGGAATGACACATCAGGAGCAAGATGTGCAAGTAATAATGACGAAAGTACTGTTTTTAAATAGATAAGACATGGCGAGAGATTTAAGTTTAGCAGAAGGAATAGGAAGCGATTCTGATTATATCAACGGAAATTTGGTTGACGGTCAGACTAAAATAAATGAATTTATCAATCAGGATATTGTTCAGTTCTTCCAAGGATTGATGGATCAAGCATCTATAACGGCATCTGGTGATCCTGATAATGATACTAATGGTTATCAGTTTATTGACGCTTTGGTTTCTAAAATTAGAGATAGTGTGGTTGTTTATAGAGGCAATGCCTCAGATGTTGATTTTGAATTGTCTGATTTAACATTAGATGCAGGTGAATATAATTTGGATCTTAGCTCGATTATACCATCAGGTGCAAAATATGCACTATTGCATATTGATAGCACTACTGAGACTAACGCTGTTGGAGATGGCGGTCTAGTATCGTTTTACAAGGATGCAAGTTCAGGCGAAAATAGATCAACTGTAGGAGATAGGTGTAGTAATACATCTGTTCCGGGTTTAGCTTATGCTGATATTTGGGTTTCTTTACAAACAGCTAGATTGATAAGATATTCAGGAGCTGAATTTGGAAGTGGGTTTGCAACCTTTAATATTACTGTAGGAGGTTGGTTATTTTAAAATAAATAAAAATTAAAGATATGTCAGGACAAAAACATTCAGATAAGAGCCTATTGGCTAGACAAACAGGAGGTAATGGTTATTATCTCGGAGCAGCAGAGGTATACGATGCTTCCTTAAATGGAGACGTGTTAGTTATGAATATTGATCTTCTTGATGAGGATGGTACTACATTTAGTGCATTGGAAGCTATCGAAGAGAGTGAGGATAGAGCTGATTACGCAAGTGCAACAGTATTGGTGGGAGCAGGAGAGACTGACGACATGAATATATCAGGTATTGCTCTTCCAAATACCATTAGAAATTTCACTTATGGTGTCGGATTCTCTAAAGTAACAGCAGATAAAGCAGTTTGGTTGAACTTAGAAAATAAAATGTAATATGCCATATGCATACGGATATAAATATGGAATAAGAGTTGGTCGGTTATTGAAGCCATGCACTGATAATCTTATATTTTGGTTAGACAGGTATAATGCTGAATATACTGAATTATTAGATAAAAGCGGTGAAGGCAATGATGTTGATGTGTTAAGTAATTCAAAATATCTTGACGGAACATCAACAATAACGGTATATGATGAGGGAAATTTTGTTCATGTAATTGATACGGTTAGCATTAATCAATCAATAGACAATACTATTTTTTCTGAAATTGAGTCTTCTTTAGATTCAGAAAACACATTGTTTTTTAAGAATTTTGATGAAAACAAAATAGTTTTTGGTACTGACGGATCGAATAATTTTTCAGGGTGGTTTGGACAAATTGCGCTTGCAAATAACTATGGCGGTGAATTTATCCGCATTGCAAATTCATCGGGAATAGATGAGGAGGATTTCAATATATTAAAATCAAAGGAACAATATTATGTAAATCAAGCCTTCCCGTTTGGCGAAATTAAACCTGGAATGAATATTAATTATAATATGAATGTAACAGCATTATGAGTATAAAAAAAGTATTTAACACAAAAAACGCTGCTTTAGCAATGATGAATTTTATTGATTCAGAAGCAGATAAGATAAATAATCAGGTAGGTTATATATATGACAATATTGATAGCTTAGATTTTGGAGCTAACACAGATACTTCGCAGCCAGTTGCGAAGACTATAGAGGCTTTGCCGTCTGATTTCCCGCTTGCCTACGAAAATGCAGTTAGATTATACACTACTGCTCCATTGACGAATTTTACTAGAATAGGAGTCAAGACGTTTCATGAATACAAGGCGTTGAAAAACGGCAAAATTAAACTATCGTTTTGGGTTGAACAGTATAGTACTGCATATCAGTATAACATTGGTTTGGGAGTTGGTATTGTATACTATAGAGGATTAGCCCCTTCGGTGACGAAAAGTATAAATTGCGTAATTCCTACACGAACGCTAGTAGACACTGCGATACCTGCAATTGATGCAGGAGGTGTATATAATGAGAGCTTTACTGACTACGATATTACCATTAATGACTATGTAACTTATGGAGGTGTTAATTATTTTAATATCCAAGCAGAGATAACAACAGATATTGCTCAATCTGACTTTTTCGAGATCTCATGGAATGCATTAGGTGTTACTAACTTTGCCGGTGGCGAAAGTCCTGATATATTAACATTCGGTCATACGGTTGTTGATTTTGATGAAGAAATAAATTATAATATTGATTCGTCATTTATTACTCAGATAAAAAACAAATTGTCAAATCAAGAAGACAATTATGTTGATAGTTATGTTTTAGATAACAAGATTATTGACATTATGGAAAACTCAGGTTTAGTAAAATATGCAAGTACAGAGGATTTTTCTAATACACACAATGGAAAAATCACATCAGAGCAAACAGACATAACAACTTCAGTTGTGTATGACGAATTGTTTAATAAAAAATATACAGTTACAAAGAACACTGGCAACTTAGAAAAGTTTGTTAGTTCTGTTACTCCGAAGTCAGTTATGACATTCACTCCCCCTGTGACTGATTCAGATACACTAAAGGATGAAGGTACGTTGTCATTTTGGATTAAACGCTCTGAGCTAAATGGTAACGGCATTATATTCACAAATGGAAGTGGTGGAACATGGTTATTAACACAAGCTCATTTATTAGCAGAAGGATTTGTAAAAACCCGTTGGGAGTCTGGCACTGATTACCAAGAATTACGGGTTAATTCAGTCGATGGAGATTATACACACATAACAATTAAATATAACGCTGATATTTCGATATATTACTTCATACGTGTATCAATTTATGATCTCGGCAGTGATGTTAGTACAATTAGTTTATATAACCCTACATTTATTTACTCTGATAATGTTAATCCTTATCACTATTACAAATCACTGTCTGAGAAAAAAGAAAGTGAACTAAGAGGTAAAAACGCTGTATTGATAGGAGATTCACAGTATAATAATGGTATTGTAGCGTCAAGAGTTGCGAAAGACTTGGGTGTTAATATCTTTGATGCTCATTTTGGAGGGCATTCCATGAAAATCAGATCAAGTCAGCTTGCATCACCAACTTATCAATCATTTTATCATTATGATTTAAGAAGCAATGTTTTAGGGCTTGCAGATATAGACTTGTATATCATAACAGCAAGTACAAACGATGGAAGTGGTGGAGGTGTTGCAACTGAGGCATCCGTTAATTACGTACTGAACAACTACCCTGTGTACGGCGATGATGCAGGAACTATTGCAGCAAAACAAGCGTTATTCGATGCATTATCAAATCAAGATGTTGATGATAACTTTACATACATGGCGTGTTATGCTGCTTACCTAAAGCAGATCTATGAAAATAATCCTGATTCAAAGGTGATTATATGCAGCGTACCAATTTCCGCAATAGGATTGTTAACAGGCAATGAAGTTGACGGACATGGTGAATGGGATGTTGGCGAAGATGCAGATACCGCAAGAACGGCTTATGAAGCAACGTATGATGCAATAAATTCAGAGAATTTAACATTGTCAAAAAGATATAATACATATTACGCTGATTTTGAAAAAAAATGTGGTATGTCATTTGAAAACTTTATCTATAAATCAATTGACGGCACACACTGGCTTGACAATGTGAGTGAGGCAACTGCATCAACATTAATTAAAGAAATTAAAGGTATAGACTTGTAATGGAACTTACTTACATCAATACAACGACTAGCACATCACCAATACCTCTGATTAATTCAAGTCGGGGGTGTTGGGTGTTTCAAAACAATAATACGCCTGATATTCAGAGTGATTTTATTTATGCAATTATTGATGACGAGGGTAATGCTGTGTTCACGACCAAAACAGGATATACTAAAATATTTGAAGCCCTCGAAAATATACGTGTTGTTTACCGTAATGACAGCAAGATTGATCTTACAACTTACGGTTACGGTATTGTATCAGTTGATGAATTGTCGGCACTTACCGATGTAGGCTCAAAAATATTCTTTAGACGAATATCAGATTATGAGATTGATAGATTATTGATTTATTCAGTAGTTCCAGATTATGATTGCTATAAGAAAATACTGAAATATATTAATGAGCCTTTAGAGATACCAACATCGGATCTTGTATTTAAGCAATCTGCAATAAGTTCTGGAACAGGTTATATACTAAATGAACTTGGGACAAACAGAGACTACTTATATCTTGATGGTACAGCTTCGGTAGATACCGGGTATGTTGGTACAGGTGATGATATTAATGCATTATATGTGGTACTAAACTTAAAGGATGTCACATACGGAGCAAATCAAGATTATTTGATAGATAATACAAATGGATCTGG